TTGTTACGCCCGTCGCCGTCTGCGTAAATCGGCTTCTTGCCTTGCAGGATCTCCACCGGGTTGATAAATCCGATCTCGTCACGCATATACGGGATTAACCACTTTGTCGGGATACCCAGCTCGTCCTCTTTTTCGTCAATCCTATTGGCGATCTCCTTGAAGTCGTTGGCGTGGGTTCGCCCGAACCACCCCGACCGGTGCCACTCTCCCTCGATCTTCTGGATTCCGATCTTGGCAAGGCTCCGCTCTATTTGCATCGGCATAACAAGGTCGATCACGGCCTCTTCAATTTCCTTGTCCGATACCTCCGGATTCTCTGCAATCATGCGGTCTGCAACCTCTGGCATAATCTGCTCGGCCACCTTGGCCACCTCGACATCGGGCACGAAGTCACCCCACGCGGGACCATAGACAGGAACGTCTGACGCAACTCGCGTCTTTTCGCCCGTCTTGCCAACCAGGTGGGTTTCGGTCTTTGCCCCCCCGATGCGATGCCGGAGGTTCTTCATGCGCTTCTCGCGCAACGCAATATCCGACTCACTCACGCGCTCAACCGGATCGGTATAGATGACCTGCTCTTGTCCAAGAGAACTGACTCTGTACCGCTGGTTGCGCCCGTCATCCAGCGTCCGGTCATAGGACTTCCAGGTTGTGGGGGCTGCCCGCCCCTGCGAAAGCGGCTTGCCGTGGAAGTTCCCGTAGGCGTCAACCGTCCCGTGCATCGGAACACCGTCAACCTCGCGGACCTGCGTGCCGCCAGAGGCCATGTTCTCCATGTTGATGGCGCGGGCAAGCTGGCTTTGCCTCGGCATCACAGGAGAGGGCATCGTGCCGCCTGTAGGCAGGCCAATACGAGATTGCGGCAGCCGGGAGCGGATGGCCGGAGGCAGGCCAACAACCTCGCCGGGAGTCAGCACCGGGTCCGTCTCGTTCCGGTTTCTGTCGTGCCTGCGCTGCTCCTCGGCAATGCGGCGATCCCACCGCTCCATCTCCTGCCGGTACTGCTCTTCCCGCTGATTGCGGTCGTACATGACTTGGCCCAAAGAGGTCAGCCCGGCACCAACCGCTCGCCCAACCCTGCTGCCCATATTCCGAGCCATCTCTATCTCCTAGACGTAGGGAATCAGTTCGACATCATCGCCAAACATCTCGCGGTTCCACTCGTTCAATGCCCGCGCCTGCTCGTTCCACTCGCTGTGCCCCCCATATCCGGCCGCACTTGCGCCCGGGATTTGGTTCTCTCCGGTAATAACAGCGGTACTCGGCGGACTGCGCAGTAGGCTCAGGCCGTAGTCGCGCCGGTTTTGCGCGTCATACGCCTGAGCCTGTGCAATCAACTCCATAAGCTGGGACTGCCCGTATCCAGAGTCCATGCCAATACCTTGGTCCGCAAGCGCCTGCTGTAGCTGAGACTCGCCCGCCCGCATGTATGACCCGTACCCGAAGTCACCTCCGCCAGTCTGGAAGTTTTCGAGCATGTCGCCATAGAACTCGAACTGTCGCGGGTCCGTTGGAACGAGGTTCCCGGCCAACTGTTCGGGCGGATCTGGCTGCGAGTATGCGGAGATAGCCGCCCCGCCTAGAATTGCTGCATCATCCCATCCGAAAGGCATCGCCCTCTCCTTCTAGTTCAGGTCTTCCCAGATCGTTCCGTTGTAGACCTTTAGCTTATTATCGTCAGAATCGTAGTAGATCGTCCCTGCCTCGGGGGCAGTTGGCGCGGCAGAGCGGGGCTCCACCTGTAGGGCTCCGTCGCCGCGAACGGCGAACAGGGTGTCGTAGGCCGCGCTCAGAACGTCGAACACGGGCTGCGCGTCATAGGAGCCGCGAGTGTGCAACTCCAGCACAGGCCCGCCGCCCACCTTGTTCTGAAACTCTCCGACCATCCGGTGCGCCCGGCGACCGTCGTATGCCCCGCTCTGCCGCTTGTAGCGGAACTTCTCTATCTCCAGCCCGGAGCCGCCGATGAATACGTTGCCCTCGCCCGCGCTCTGGATGTTGATGCTACTCAGCGTGTCCGCCGCCCCGTCAAATCCCTCGACACGACAGCCGATAAACTGCGACATGTAGAACGTGCCATAGATCGCGTCAGCAATCAGCCCGTCAGCCTGCGCCGAGCCGTTCTCTAGGCTCAGCCCCTCAAAGAGATTGTTCTCCATGATGGTAGACGCCCCGCCGTCGGGCTCTGCCCAAATCGCGGCCCCGTCGCTACAGTCCACAGAGTTAAGCGAGGCGCTGTAGAATACAGAGGCGTTCGCAATCGTGTTGTCGTTCGTCCAGCCCGCGCCAAGCTGAGTCATGTAAACGCCATACTTGCAGTCGTAGATCATCCGGGGGGACACATAGTTGTGGACGCAGCCCGTGCCGTCTGCGGTTAGCTCGACGCCCTTCTCCATGTTCCGAATCTGCGTGTCAACCACACGACTGCGGTACGAGTCTGACAGCTTCACGCCCACCGTGGAGTCCCAATCCAACGAGCTGTCCTCGGTGGTAATCAGCCCGCCCATGAGCGTCACGTTACCCCCGATGGTGAACACCGCGCCGTTCAGGGTCGTGTCAACCAGCACCGTCGCCCCGTACAGATCCAGGGCAATCTCCTTGGAGCTGTTCGTCGGGTCCACCGTCAGTCCGGAAGCCACCAGACAGGTCATCCCGTTGAAGTCCACTGTGCCGCTGCCCAGCGCCTCAACCGCATCAATCGCCGCCTGGATCGCCGCAGAGTCGTCCGTCTCCCCGTCCCCGGTTGCTCCATATGCAGAGATGCTGTACGTCCCGCCGTAGTCAAGAACGCGGGTGTCGCTCACCACGATTTCATAGTCGCTCGCGCCCGCAACCACCGCAGCAAGCAGCAAACACAGAACGGGCCAAAGCAAACGCTTCATTTCAACACTCCTACCAGCCGAGAGGATCGGCATTGTTTGTCACCAGCAACCGCCCGCGAACAACCAACTCTTTATCGCCATTTGGGGCCACGCGCCCGAGAGCGTGTATATAGTACCCCCGCGCCATATCCGAGCCCGTGTCGGTGATGTGGAGCGTGATCGTGTCAACCACTCCGAGCCCAGACCCGGACTTCGCGATGGCCGCAGTATCTATCGAAAGCGTGTCCGAGGACCACGCGGAGATCGCCGTATAGTAGAACGAGTCGGCAGAGACATCTACCGGGTCACCGTACTCGTCGGTGAACGTCATGGTGATATACGAATCCTCGCCCTGTGCAACCTCCCAATCGAGGTTCGCGGGGGCGGCAAAGGCAATTCCAGAGAAGAGAACTACCAGAATCATCACTGCTGCCTTGAACATCCCTCAGTCCTTGCTGTATGTTTCGATCTCACTGCCGTTCCACAGGTAGATCTTCCCGTCACCGAACCACACCTGCCCTCTTGCGGGGTTGCGCGGTTGCTCATCTGCTAATATGTTCGCGTTCTGTTCGCCGCGAATCCGCTTCAACTCCGAGTTGATCTGGTCGATCCGCTCGTTCACCTCGCCCTTTGTCAACCCGTCAACGCGGTCAATCACTTCGTAACCTCTGGCCAGATGCCGTGAACTTCCAAATCTCCGCTCGTCTCTACCGTGACCGTGAAGCCGGGGTTGACCCATCGGGGTATCGACACCTCGGCCAGCCGCCTTTCGTCCCCCGTAGCGCCAGCAGGCTCCTGGTGGGACTGATAATCACCCTCCGCATCCCCGTTGATCGTGATCTCGAAGCTAGACGCGCCCTTCACCATCACGAAGACCTTGGTAACCGTCCACTCCTGCCCGTCGTTGTCGAACCTCTTGGTGGTCATTTTGCCGCCACGCGAAGATCCGGCGAACATCTCGTATACGCGGCGGCCGTCTGATGCGTAGATCTTCCCGCTGGTATCGTCCGCATACGGAAGCGGGTCCAGCAACTTGTGCCAATTCCAGCCGTTGTCCCTGATCCTAACAACGTAGGAGTCGGACTCTCCTGACATGTAGATCGTATCCCCCGCAGCGCAGACCGTCTTCGGCTCGGAAATGGAAGAAAACGCCTTGCGGGAGACACACCTTGCCCGGAGCCCGTCGAACAGCCACAGACCGTCTTCTCGCAGAAAATACACCCCGTCATCGGTTCGCGCAATCGCGTCGGGGAACGTAGTCCCAACCGGCGTAATCACTTCCTTGAGGTCCGGGATGCCACCCGTCAGGTCGAAGATCCACATGCGGTCAGCGGACCAGATAACCACCCGGTCGCGGTAGCCGTAAATGGCGTTGATCGAGTCGGGAACCGGGATGAAATCGCTGGGACCGGAGTACTCAACCCCATCAAGGCCCGTCCAGTGCAACTCGTTCTCTTTGCCATATGGCACAAAGAACACCCGATGCCCGGCAGAACACGCCAGCGCGGCACGCGCCGGAGTTGAGTGCGAGGTAAGAGAGGGCAAATAGACTGCCCCAAGGTCAATATCTGGAACCCGGCTATAGTATCTGTTTGCCTCGTTTGCCCACAGGAAGCCCGCGCCGGTCAGCGTTGCGTCGTCGCCGTACCACCACTCGTCCTCCAAGTAGAAGTCAGAGCCTCCGGCCTTTGTCCTATAGAGCCTGAGGCCTGGCGTGTAATCAGTCCCGATGGTGCCCGTGATAGGCAGGGCTTGCCCAGAAACGCTCTCCCACGTTAGGCCATATCGGAACGACCATTCGTCATCGGCGGAAAGCGAGAACAACTCCGCCGCCTCCGAAATATCCTTCAACGACGAGTCCGTCATGCCCACGGGAGTTCCGACCAAGACCCGGCCGCTGTGCAACTCAAGAACCGGAACCAAATAGAACAGGTAGTCTCCCGAGTGCCCAGAGGACGAGTAGATGGATCCTCCCGAGCCCCCGGCATCCCATCCAGATCCATCACAATTGACCTCAAACGTATACGGAGATGAGGCATCGACATTGTCTACTGTCCAGGTGCCATTCAGCCCACTTGGGCTATGGCCCGTGATGACAATTTCGTCCCCGTCCGAAAGGCCGGTGTCTGCACTTGGCGTAATTACGACGGGGGATGCCGCCGTAGCCGAGGAGACCGTCGCCAATGCCGCCTTCGCGTTGACCGCAGCATTCGGGGAGTGCGGAGTCTCGTCTCCCTGCCACGCCCCCCACTCCCTAACGACAACGCCGTCATAGATGTAGTTGAGCGTGTCTCCCAGAATCAGGAACCCGTCATCGAGTGCGATAATCCTGCATCCAGAAACAATGGTCATCCCGGTCGGCAGCGCGACCTCATCGCCATTATCGTACAGCTTGTTCAGAGTCGAGTCCGCATAGACCACCCGGTCTTCGCCAGCAGACCGGCCCGCCGCGAGGGCAACGATATTTGAATATCCAGAGTACTTCCGCACCGGCCCCGGAGCGGTCTTCCACATGAACATCTCGTCGGTCCAGCCGTTCTCCGATTCCGTCAACTCATGCGGCTCGATCAGGTGATCGGCAGAGCCTACATTCAGTCCGGTGAATCCGCGAGTGCCGTGTTGCTTTTTCATGCCGTCACCGTCAAGGCAAAGAGCCTAGATTGTTCGCCAAGGTACCCGTTCTCGTCAGTCGCGTACACCGCATAGAAGTACGTTCCGACAGTGGTCGCCGTATCGTCGGTGTAGCCATCAATTTCTGACTGGAACGCAGGATTGAGCCGCTCGATCTCAAGCAAGTGGCTGCTTGTGGTGCCGCGCCAAACCGTGTAATACGCCGCATCCGGCACTTCGTCCCAGAACAGGTAGAACTCGGTCCCGAGCGCCACCTCCGCAGATGTCAGGGTAATGCTGGTCGCCCGCGCAAGCCCCTCGCCCAACTCATACGGGGCATCCGGGCCTTCTTGGATGTGGTCCGGCAACTGCGAAAGCGAGGCAACCGTAATGCGCGGGTCTTCGCCGCCCTTCCATTTCTTCGGCAGCCGGGAGTTGCGCCTGCGGGCCAGTGCATCGAGTACTTCCTCATACAGCATCCGGAAGAACTCGGAAGTCTTGAGGTTCTTCCTTACCCCAGAGGTCAGATACGCGAGATGCAGCATGTAGAACAGCACCGCGCTAACAGACCAATCTGGGATCTCGATCTCGCCAGTACCGGCCACGATCTCCGTCGGATACGCGGAGTACCACACCCGCAGCCCGTTTTCCACGCTCACGCTCGGGACATCAGACAGGCCCACCGTTATCGCATCCTGGCTCCCGGTCATCCCGCCAAGATAGTAGAACTTCGGCGTTCCGGTTCTCGTCGCGTATTTGGCGTCTAGGGCCATTAGGTCGTCGGTGAGGATCGGCGTGATTGCCTGTCCGTCGTACTCCACACGAAGCACCCGATAGGCATCAGCCGTCACCTCATAGGTTGCTGTTCCGGCGACGGTGTTGATGTCCTCGTATTCCTCTGTATATTCGCAATGCTCGCAAATCTCACGCAGCGCCCGATTCGCAAACCGCAACTTCTGGGCGGCACTAAAGAACCGGTCGCTTCTGTCGCGAACGATGTCGTTGAAGGCAGCAAGGATGTTCGTCCAAGTGTTCATCGGACCCTCACCGGAGACTGTGCATATCGGTTACGCGACTTGCCCCGAACGTCAAAGCACCCGTCGTTGTACCGGGCATACCAGTTCAGCGCCTCGTTCAAGTCTTCCTCTGCCATTACGATGGCCATAATCAGCGGAACGTGGCACTTGCCCTGAACGTAGTCGGGCTGGTCTGCCGTAGTCCCGCCAATGCCGTGCCCGATGACCTTGATCGTCTGCGTGCCACCCGAGTTAAGCGGACGCCAAATGAGGATCTTGGCCGTGGGGGTTCCGGGGGTTCCTATCAGGGCATATACACCCGGCAAGGAACCCCCGCTGTCGCGCCAGTTGTAGTTGATCTTGTCCAGATCATCTAGCGTCACAGGCTTGAGTTCTCGATCATATGTGGTGCCGTCCGAAGAAAACTCCACGCTGAGAACATCTATAAACTCTGAGTCCAGCGTGTATTCCATCGTTCCGGTGACGAGAGAGATCTCCTGCTCATGATGTCGGTTCTCTACCTTCTCTCGGACGAGACGGTCGGTCAACATGATATACCGCTCCGCGTCGTCGTCCGAGAATCGGCGGTTGTCCCCGATGTCATTCGGCATGATATCTTTCAGCTTCTCCAGAGTTCCGGTCAACACTTCGCTCATCGCTTCTCCTAGATGCGCCTGAACAGGAGACACGCGGCCTCGTCACCGGTGTCGGTTTCCAGCGCCATGCCGAATACCTGCTCCTCTTCGCCGTCAGCCATCGTATCGCACTCGCCATCAACCGTGTGGGCGACAAGGAAGTCCCCGGCAGCAACGCCGTTATCCGTCTTCACGACGGGGACGTATCCACCGACATAGACCTGGCCCCAAGAGCCGCTCGCAATGGCCGCCTTGGCAATGCCGACCACATAGGTCGTAGCCGCCGCACCGGAATTGGCGAGAACGACGGTGTAGCCCCGCGCCTCGCCGGACGCACTGCCATCCAGAGAAACTAGCTGCCCGGCCGCAATGGCCTCTCCCGCGAGAAACGATTTAATGTCGTCGTGTGCGACGAGATTTGCCGGTCCCGGTCCAATCTGAACACTCATCTATCTCACCTCCTTAAGAAAGGGTCAGAGGAACGTCGAAGATCACGCCGTTCTTGATCCGGTTTTCGCACACCAACTGCATGTCCGCCATGTACAGACAGGTAGACCCGTCCTGGTCGTAGCTATCTTGGAATCCGCGAGGGCTCCAATCAGCTTCCTTGCCCATGTAGAGCGTGAAGGTGTCCGTGTTGATGAAGAAGATCGAGCCCTTGGTCAGCGCCGTGCCGGTGGCCAGCGGCCCGTTGTTCGTGCCGCTCGTCTCCATATCGGGGACGTAGCCGTCCCACTCCAGTTCCGCTTCCTTGTAGTACATGGACGGGAAGCCCGGAGTCGCCTGATCCTTCGACGCGTAGCGAACCTGCTCCTGCATCGAGGACTCGATCAACTCATGGGTGTTCTGATCCATGACTCCAAAGTTCGGCTTCCCGCCCGCTCGCTGGCAGCAGTTGTTGTAGGCCTTGGAAAGAGTCTTCTTCAGGCTCACAGACGTCAGAGATCCGCCCGCGTCAACACACTGATTCATCCACCACGAATTGGCCGACTGATCGATGCCGCCAATGTCGTAGTCCATGTCCAGAGTAGACGCGCCGCCGCCGGAAGTCGAGCCGAGTGCCTGGATCCACAGGGGGATACCAATCAACTCGCGCCCGCCGTCATTGGTGTACGGGTGGGTCGTGGCCTGAAGGTTGTCAACCTCCCACAGCACGCGATTCAGGAGTTCGGTTTCGCCGTCGATGAGAGCCTTGATCTCGCGCTCCATCAGGTCAATCCGTTTCTCCTTGCCCTTGTTCGCCCGCATGTCCGTACCCTTGATCGAGATAGACCCGCCAAGGTGCGCCCACGGAAGAACGTAGCCCGTCATGAATTCCTGCGGATCAGTTTCAAACTTCTCAAGCCCACGATAGAACTTGATCGTCTGATTGTGCGCGTACTGAATCGCAGGCTGGATCACCGTGCCGCCGTCATACTTGAGGCGGCTGGCCTCCATCAACTTTTTCACGGTCACATTAGAGGTCGTAACCGCATCGCGCACCGCACCCGACTTGTGGATCAACTCCGCAGTCGAAGTGTACAGCTTGTTGAGACTATATGCGTCCCGAGTCGTTGCGCTCAATTTGTCACCTCGCTATTACCCCATATTCTTGCGGATGATGTTCCTCGCCCGCTTGATGGGGTCTTTTTCATCGAAAACAGCGGCAAACTCGTCCACGCCCGGGTTCTTCTTCCTAGCGCCCGGTGTACGCTTCTTGGATTTGCTCGCCTGCTCTCGAATGGCCTTCTTTTCGTTGGCGGTCTTTGACTCTTTCAGTGACTCAAGTTCCATTTCTCGTTGAGCCGCCTCCATCAGCCTTTTTCCGCCTGCTTCGGTCTTCAGAACCTCGTACCACGAAGGGTCTTCTTTTGCAAGAGCAGCCATCTTGTTATCGAGTTCTTGGTTCCACTGAGGGTGGTTTTCAATGTACTCGACCCCTGCTGGCCGTGTCGGCGCGTCCGGCTTCGGATCATCCTTCGGCTTCGACCGATTGATTTCCTGCCTCACGTTCCAGCGCGTGATCTCATCCATGCGCTGATATACCTGCTCGGCGGTCATGTCCTCGGTTGGATTCTCCGGGCGCGGATCTTCTGTAGCTGCCTCGGTCGCCCGAAACTGCTGCTCCCGCTCATGGAACCGCTTTTCCCGCTCTTCGAGAATGCGCCCACGCTCGGCAAGCTCCTGCATCTTCTTCGTGTACCCGCCCTGCATCGTCTTGTAGGTCGTGAGCAGCGGGGGAGGAAGATCCTCGGGGCGGCGCGACCAGTTGTCTGGATCCCACCCCGCGTAATCAAACCCGTCCGCCTCCTCGTCCTCTTCGGCGTCCTCCTCTTCCTCCAGATTATCGACTTCCTCATCGTCGATTTCCTCGGGCGACTCGTCTACCGGTTCGTCCTCCGCAGGCTCTTCGATTTCCGCATCGACCGTTTCGGGATGCTCTTCCGCATACCGATCAATCTGATCGCGAATACCCATTAGCTTTGCTCCTTTTTGATCCCATCAATGGCTTTATCAACGATTGAGTCCCTGATGGTGTTTTTCCTGAATTTGTCTGCGGCCTTGTGGTTTTGCTTGATGGCCCCCGCCGCTTCGAGATCCCCGGAATTGGAGTTTCTGCGAATGTATGCGTTTTCGTCCGAAATCCTTTTCAGGGTAGGATTCGGCTCATACGGGACCAGCCCACGCCTGTCCATCTCGTCCTGCCTGTGCTGCTTGCTTGTGATCCAGGTGTCCAGCGCCTCGTCGTAGTACCCGCTGTAATTCGGGACAGGCTTCCCTGCCGAGTGGCACCCGGCTATGTTAAAGGTGCTTGGCACCCGGTTATCTTTCCGCGTTACGCGCTCGCCGCAAGCCGGGCACTGACCCGCGCCATCTGCCTCGTTCATCCCGAAGACATGTTCGCTGACCTCTCCACACTTGCACTTTAGATCGTATATCATGCTGGTCTCTGCCCCCTTGGAACCTGCCCGCCCCCGGTTTGGGCCAACGCCTGCCCCTCGTTATCCGGGGCGTCTGTCGGCCTCTTCATCTGCTTCTGCGACTTTGCGCGTGCGGCGGCCATCGCCATCTGCCGCTCAAACTGAATCTCCTCGTTGGCCTTCCGGACGATCCCCTTGATAAAGTTCTCTGACTTGATCTGGTGGGGCTCGCACAACTCGCGGACCACGGCCTCGTCAGACGCCATGCGCGGATTCTCAGAGAAGATCCGTAGTAGCTGCATTTTCGCAGCCGACTGCTGGGCCGTGTTCGGCGGGGCGAGGTCTTGGAAGTCCACCCCGACCTCGTAGTCGCCCTTGATCTCCTTGGGATCGATGATTGCCGTGAACAGCAGCCCGTCTTCTCCCTGGATCTGCACCGCCCTTGGCTGGGTCATGTGCCGGTCAACCAGATCGTCAAGCTTCTTCAGCAGCCGCTCCCAAGAGGAGGACAGGATCTTCCTGTCGTGCCCGATCCTGCCCCGGTTGTACGACTCGATGATGTTCGCCTCGGTCGCGCTGTCCGAACGAGACACGCCCTGCGCCTCTCCGCTCATGCCGCCGATCTCGTCGAAGTCCCGCGACACCCTCTCGATTGCCTGCAATAGAGTCGGCGAAGCGGGGGGCGGAATGTACGGAAGCACCTTGCTGTGCAATTCGCCCTTTTTGCACTTGACGTTGACAACGGCGAGGTCTTGCGTTGACATGAGGGCGGCAATCGCATCATCATCAAGCGCCCCCTCTTCTGCAAACACCTTTCGCGTGGTCTGCTGCCCTGCACGAATAAGCGCCATTGCGAGAACATTGTACGCCATCGCAAGCGGGATCAGATCGCAGATAATTGGTCGCTGATACCACTCCCCGTCTGTGCCGAGGGTCGGCCTGAAATCCTCGTAGGGATGATCGACAATGCCCATCTCCTGCCATGTGACTTCGCGCAGGAACTTTGTCCCGCCATCACACAGCAGGTAGTATTTCTCCTCGTCTAAATCGAAGAAGTGGAACAGGCGGCTGACCTCGTCCTCTTCGCCCTCGGGGTCACTTCCGGCAGAGTATCGAGAACCGACAGGATCGCTCTTGTCCTCTGGGAAGTCGCTGATTCGCCTGCCGGAAGACTTCAGATCTTCGGTGTTCTCGTAGAGTGGGTCGTTCTTCACTTCCTCGAAAGACCGGATTTCCTCTTCGCAAACCCAAGAATGGTCATCCCAATACGGCCCGCCGTCCGGATCAATAATCATGCTCTTGTAGCTGACCCACTTGACGGTGAACTGCTCCCACACCGGGATATCGTTCTTCTCAACCAGGGGCTTATCCTCGCCCTCAACCAGCGCGCCGTCTTCGGTCTTGGCGAACGGCTCTAGGTCCAGCTTGCCGTCCTTGCGCTGGATGTACTGTTCTTTGTCCGGCTCCGGGGCGGTGGAATAAACCGGCTCATATGCGGCCTTCAATATCCCGTGGGCGATAATCCCTGACTTCGTAAACAGGCCGGAGGTCTGCTGTAGATTCTGCTCCGGAGCAGACAGGATCGAGTTGACAAGGGACTCGCGGGCCTTGGCCCTGACGATCTCACGGAACTCGGGCTTGCCGTCCGGCCCCCTCTTCGGCCTGCCGTCTTGCCCCAGAACTGGCACCTTGATCGGCTCCCACCCGGACGGGTGCTTCGGCGTGTATTTAACGCGGGGGTCGTTATAGCAGATCTCGGCGCGGTAGTTGCGGATATACGAGGCAATCTTGTTGACGGTAACCTCGTCCTCTACTCCGCGAACAAGATCCTCACCGCCCCACTGATACAGATCCTCAAACTTCTCGTTGTAGAGCCACCGCTTTTCTTCTACGCTCCGCTTGCGGAGGCCGCGCTCGATCTTGCCGAAGATGTCGTTGACGCGATCATCAGAAGATTCCGGTCGGTTGAGATATTCACTCATCGGTCATCCCCTCGAACCTGCGCCTCATCTCGATATCAAGCCCGCGCCTGTCGGCACAGGCCGAGCAGAAGAACTTCACAAAGCCAACTCCAGCAGTAGTCAGTCTCGCGTGGCACCGGGGACAGTCAAAGTGGATAAGATAGACGTCGCCCTCGACCTGCTCGCCGAGGACCAGCGCCGGGGTGTGGACCTCGATATCTTCCAAGAGCCCGTCCATGTCCTCTTCGCTCGCTACCCGTGCGCTAGGGGATGTAGAATCCACTTCTTGCCCGCTCCTTTTTCGCGTTATCCAGTTTCATCTGCCGACGGTGATAGTCGTAGCTGCCGTAATCGTCCGGAACAGTCACTTCGATTGGGAGATCAACCCCGTCATCCAGCAAGACAGAAACAGCGTCTATCGTGTGATTGTCCTTCTGCCGGATCTTCTCGGGGCGGTTCGCCCGTAATTCCATCGCCGCGCTTGTATGCTCTTGCCAGCGGGCCTCGCGGAACTCCTTGTTGGTGTTCGGCGTGGCCTGCGTCAAAAAGAACGTCGGATTGTCCTCGTCGGCCCAATGCGTTGACTTGAGCATGATCGCAACCGGGGCATCTTGATCCCTGCGCCCGGCCTGCATATAAAGCCCGTGATCAGCAAAAAGGTCCGCGATGGTCTTGAGCCCCGCGGCGGTCTGTTGTGTCCTCGCCCAAATAGACGGGTCGCAAACAATCTTCTCAATCCTGTCGAAGTACGGGCACGCCTTGATCTTCGCCACATGCTCGGCCATGTTCTTGCACGGCTCATAGAGTTCCCAAACCGTGTAGATGCGCCCTTCCCGGTCAACCGCGAGAACAACAAACGCCGACGGGTTCTGGGTTCCGTAGTCATACCCGGCATAGAACCGCATCTTGTTGCGGATCTGATCGGGCACAAACCCCTCGATGAAAACGGGGCTGCTCGCCCGGAGGAACGGGAACACCGGGTCGCCGCCGCCCGCCTCGTAGTTGATCTCCATCTCGGTCTGCCAGCCAACAGATTCGTAATCCCCCTCGTATCCCGGCTTCTTCACTGCCTGCGCGTGCCACGCCGCACCGTCCCTCTCGGGATCTTTCTTGGGATCTGACGAGTAGTGGACCTCAAGGGCATATGCGCCGGATTTCGTCTTCCAAGACCGCATCCCCTTCGGCCACTCAATCCCCATGATATCCAGCGCCGTCTGCACGACCGGGGGCACTTCTTGGATCGACATATCCCCGGGGCTCAGGATGTGCGCCCGGCTCGCGGCATCCACATTCAGCACCGACTGATTGAAGAACGACCCGGCCTGTACGGAGCTTACGGAGATCGATTGCCCGCCGCTGTCCACCGCCATTCCGACTGCGACCATTGCCTCCTTGTAGGCGTCCTGATAGGCCGACTCGTCGTTGATATAGAGACTGTAGGTATACTGCCGGACCTGATGCGCGCCCTGCGGCATACCGATGATCTTCGACCCGGTGCAGGGGCAGGGAACTCCACCAATGTAGTCGTCGGGGGAGAAATTCATCTGCCCCGCCAAGTTGCCTCTACCGGAGTACACGTGGGGGTCGCGCAACCAGCCGGGAAGCTTTCGGTGTATGAAGTCGATCCTGCCCCCACCGGGGTCTTTGTGGCCCTTAGTGGTCTGGGCGTATGAGTCCTCTTCCTTCTTCGTCTGATATCCGATGCGCCGATGCTTTGTAGACATCGCGCTCCACAAGGCATAGGTCGCGCAAAACCACGACATGCGGATCTGCCGGGACTTCGGAATCAGCAGGTCTTCGCAGGCGAGCATGTACAGGAACACGATGATTGCGTAGGTGTCCCCGTCGGACAGCAGGGGCTTCTCCGGGTTCAGAGAATCATGCTCGTCCTTCGTCATCACTAGGCCCAGAAACTTCCACAGCCCGGAGTCGGTGTAGCCCAACTCCGGCGTTCCGCGAAACAGCACCTCTTGCTGCTTTTGGACAATGCTGCGAACGGCCTGCTTCTTCATTAGTCAGCCACCGTCACCCGCAAGAAGGGGCGATACGCAGCGGCATAGGTATGGGCCAGCAATCCAAACGTCCTGCGAGTGCCGTTGCGGTAATTCCCCGTGAAAAGAAAGGTTGCGGCATAAAGGTCATTGTCCACGACATACTGGACGTAATCCGTCACCACATCGCTGCGATATGTCGATGGGGTCGGGTTGGTGAACGGGTAGACGAAATCACCGAAGTCCGTGTACCACTCATAGTCTGACCAATCGACACCAGCGGATGCCCAAGTCGAGTCTTCGGCATCGATATAGTTGTCAAAGCTGATATCGTTCGAGCGAATGTTGGGGACAATGTTCCGATCCGTGACACCGATCGAGCAGAAGAAGTCCTCTTCATTTGCCGACACATCACCCGCCTGAGAGGTCACGTAGTAGAACAGGCGAGCTTCTGTGATTGTCTTTCCCGCAAGCTCGTCAACGTTGAACGTGAGCAACACCTGCTCTTCATTGTTACCCGCCGCTAGAGGGAGATCCCTGAAGTCGGCCCTGACCGACCCGGTGAACGAGACATCGGACGGGTTGTCCGGATCGAGCATCGCGAAATACATGCCGTCACTATAGGAATAGTCAACTCCGGTAGTCGCCTGCGCGTGAGTTGCCTCATTGCTGAAGACGTAAGTGAGCGTGTCGCTATATGAGACCTCAGCAGGCTCCGGCCCCCAGAATATGGAGTCGGCTGCGGTAATCCCCTCCAGCTTGGCAAACAGCGCCCAACTGGGCGGATCAACAGGGACGTGAGCCGCTCGGTACACCTCGGCCATCTCTTCCAGGGTCGTAACCCAGACATCGCCCCGCGCATGGAGGTGATTGATGGTCCACAGCATTTGCTCGCCCAATGGGATGTCATGCACCAACAGAACGACCGGGTAATATCCGCCGTTGGCTGAACGCTCCAAGAGCGAATCAAGCCTAGCCTCGACCGTTGCCTTGTCTGCAAACTCGGTTGGGAAATTGTTGTGAGAGCCAAAAAGCCCCGGCCCCCATGCCCCGTCCTCGCCGTAGTCGAAAGCATATGCGTACAGGTTGCTCGGCTCATCCCACCGCAGATATCTGTGGGGGTCCATCCGCTTGTACCCACCAATATTAAAGCTGGCGTCCATGCCGCCGCCCTCTTTGCTTCCGCGCCCAGAGGTGTACCCGTGTTCGACCAGTTTCGCCATGATGTGATAATTCGAATAGTTGCCATCATGGATATATGATTTGGGCAGTCCTGCGCCGTAGGTGCTGTCCACCCATGAACGCTCAAGAACATACGAGATGACGGCTGTGTCCGACACTGCGGCGAGGCCGTTCACATATCCCCTTCGCCCGGTAGTGGTTACTTCAATCGAACCAAGATCGACAATCGCCTGGGCTTCCGCGACTGTAAGCGCCCCGCCAGCCGGACCATCCTCCACAAACCCTTGCTTTAGGCCAAGCGAATAGCCCACGCCGAGGCTATCAAAAATCGCAGCCCATCGGTTGTTGACGCCCTGCTCGCTCGGTGTGCCGTCGTAGATCGTGCCGAATCCGTCGTCTGCGGTGACAATGACCGCGAAGGTCTTGCCGTTCCAGTTGCCGCCCTCGGCGCCGCCGCGCCCGGACATCTCGTTCGACAGCCCCGCCCGAAGTGGCATATCATCAAAGCCAATATCGGGGACATTCGCCCCCAACAGGAGTCCTAGAAAGCACAGGACAAGGGCTACGCCGACTGTCCTCATCGCTGCCACGGAATGATCTCCACAGAGTCCGTGACCGCGCTAAACCAAACCAACTGATGGCTATAGCCCGACGCAGCCTTCGTGTTTGTATAGGGCACGTTGATTACCAGCGATTTCCCAGAGGGGATCGTGACCCCGATGTCTTCCCAAGCGCCCTCGAAGTACCGCCGCAAGCGCACATCTTCCGAGGCCTGAGATTGGAACAGGTACCACTGCTCGAACTCCGAGAACGAGGCCCCATTGGAAACCGAGTCTAGAACCGCGTACCCGCCGTCTCCTGACCCAACCCCATGCCCGCCGCTGTAGTAGAACTTGACGGGATCAGAGGAGTTCAGGTCTACCGCAAGCGCAGCCCCGCAAACCAGCAGCGCCACCAAAATAATTACTAGCCTCATTCCGACTCTTCCTTTCGAACAATCTCCAAGACGCTACCTAGTTCTTTAGGAGCAGGCTCGTAACCGCCCAACTCCACCTTCGTCCGGTCGCTCCACCTGTCGGCAGACAAATTCGTCAGCGCCATCTTCACATCAGATGACTTCCCAGAATTCACGTTCCGATACAACACCGACTCAGCACGAATGGCCCGAACGTCCAACCCCTTCGACCAAGCGTCCCCCAACTCCTCATCAGATCGAACGAAATCCAATATCTCGGCCACCGAACGATTCAAACACTCGGACACCTCGATCAAGTCCCCCTCGTTCTCCACCAAGGACACTAAAAGCAATTCCTTCAGCAGAGTCCGGCACTCAACCTCGTCCTTCGGCCAGTTCTGACGGGTGACCTTCTTCGAACGGTCGATCTGACGGTCAACCTCTTCGCGCTCTACAGCCCGCTCCTCACGATGGAACGCCTGACAGTCCCGGCACCAATTCTGGAACCCGTCCTTCTGGGCACGGTCCTTGGAAAATGCAGAAAATGGCAGGCGGGTTGCCCGCGCATGACTCGGCCCCCGGCAAATCTTCCCCTCTTTGGCCATCACAACCACCCCAAATGCTCTGCCAACAGCCAGATCAGCATCATCCCAAGAACGAAGCCCACCGGCCGATCAAGAATCTCGTCGTTCTTATCCATAACACGACCAACATAACACGCCACTGGGGAAAAATCCACACCTGCATATTCGAACATACATAGATTGGGGAAATTTGCCCACTTTCGCCAAACGTGTCGATGGGTTATATTCTGGACTCAACACCCGCTGTTTTCGCGCGGCGGGCTCCCCGGGGGTTGCGGCCTTCGGGGCCAGGGGAGGGGAAATACGCAGCCCCTCCCCCGAAACAAACAGGGTGGGCCGGTAGCTCAGGTGGGAGAGCGCCTGCCTTGCAAGTAGGGGGTCGAGGGTTCGAGTCCCTCCCGGTCCACCAAACAAAGGGGGGAAGCCATGAACGAATACCCAAGAGTTCGGCAGTGGGAGGCCAGCAAGGTCTACAGGCTCATATACATCGACGCGACCACGGCGCTGGTCGCAGACGAAGGCGGCGAAGTCAAGCCACTGGCACCAACCAGCCTCCAATTCCTCGAACCGTTCCCGTGGGACAAGCCCGAAATCAAAATCACACACGGCCACCAGGCGTTCCCCGAGTGGGGGCTAGTGCCGCTGCGCAACGAGCGGACAGCCCAGGAGGATGACAAATGAGCGGAGAACGAATCGAAGCCGTCAGATTCCATATCCTGGAAATCAGGACCACCATAGAAACCCTGCAAGGAGAAGACATCATCTCGAAGGCAACGGCACGGAACCTCCTTGAGCGACTTGCAGGCGTCTGGGCGGCCACCACAGCCAACGGGGTGCCCCTTCCAAACCTCCAATACGAAGACGTCGACCCCGCCGAAAACCAAGCCCCCGAAAACAGCCCCTAATCCCCCATTTCAAGCCGCCCGAAAATAACCAAAATCGGCGCTATTCGCCAATCCGCTCGACGGGATACGCCCCAATCGCCTTTTCCACCCCGCCCACCAAAAACACCCCCCTGCGTATACTCAGTTCTAGAACCCGATAATTCTCCATCCGTAATGGTCTAGGGGAGGTAGCCGCGCCCTTTTGTCGAGGGGTCCCCCGGGGTCTGGTTCTCGTATGTGCTTGTGCCTGCGTGCGTTGCGCGTGCCCTCGGGGTGTGCCATTTCTTCACACGTGTACTAATGGACACATAGGAGGGGGGCCGGGGAACGGGGGGGGAT